TTCACTTTCACTTTCACTTTCACTTTCACTTTCGGAAACGAAAACTGGAATTATTTCTTCTTCAATAATTGGTGCTAATTCAGGAACTTCTTCCTCAATTTCAGGAATTACCTCTTCAATTTCAGGAATACTTTCTTCAATATCTTCTTCAATATCCACTTCTGTATCATTCAAAATCGCCTCTTCCACAACTTCTTCTGCAACTTCCACCCATGCCGGTTTTTCTTCTTCGACAGGTTCAGGGGGAAGATTAGCAATGAAAACGTTGTCTATTTTAGAAGATGTGCGGTATCGCATCATCTCCGCCTTAAACGCTACACCAGTTTCAGCACACATCCACTCAATATACTCAGGAATTGTATGTTTATTGAAGAATGAAAGTCTAACTGATTTTTCCGGTAGCATCTTCTCACCTCATGAATGTAACAATGTATCCTTCGCAATAACGTGCATAGACTTAGGCATAATACGCATCATAGAGCGTAGCGGCCCTTTGTCTTCAGGTATAGGGAGAGGCGCTTCAGTAATGTAGTAATCATCTATTACGATATCTAGAGATTCTCTTGTAGCACCAGTTCCTTGTTTTGTAAATGAGAGGCGTATCATATCTGCATCGGTTGTGTCGCTGGTATCGTCATCAAAATTATCTATAGAACGGCGCATTTTGTGGTAAAATACGGGGTCATCTACGATTATTTCCATTTCTAAATCGTATTCTGTCTTACCTTCAACCGCTAAAGATGCATTTCTTGTACCAGCGAAAGGAACTTGGTCGGTCTCTGCATCTGCTACGTTTGCTCCATTTATCGTGTAGTATTGCTGTACACCAGTTGAACCATTTAGTGTAAAACTGACTACTTGACCAACTTGTACACCGGCAACTTGTATTGTACCATTGTAGAACATAAACGGCTTTTGTGTGCGCTTTGCCACCCCAGCCTCTTTTCTCTTTTGCTCTGTATTGGCTGTNTCTTCAAACAGGCGATGAGTGTCATATCGGTCACCCTTTGTGGTCTCTAACCGACCTGTATCTGTATAAACTAAGGTAGAATCAAAATCTACACTCAATCTTAAGGCNGCATCAGTATCGGCAACTAAGGAGAAATTTTTGACTTTACAGCCCCTAAATACACGAGTAAGTTGCTTTGAATCGGATGCTCCTCCGTCAAATGAACCCTCATCACTATCAGCATCAGTTCTTCTTACACTAACTTCCATTGCGAAAGAAGGAACTGTAGTTCTTGAAAACAGCAATCTTTCGACTGGATTTGTTAGGTTTCCGGTAGATGTATCCATGTGTGGTGTTCCACGAGTTGAATCACTTTCAAATCTCATAAATTTCATGGCGGTATTATCTGCATGAGAAAAATTGAATGGGTCGTCAACCCAAATCCTACCACTTCCGCTGCTATCAGAAATAGCCACTACTCTTCTAATCTCTTGCTTTATCGCCCTACTAAGTATAGAATTAGCACCATTAGTAGGCCATGTACCGTCACTTTGAGTTTCTCTGTTTACCTTAATGTCCGTTGTGGTAGCATCATTAATGACTACATAATCACCAACGTCAATATCTACACTGTTTATTGCCGGTGCAGCAGAACCACCGTCATATGTAAAAGAAGAATCTCCAGCAGAGATAATGCCATTTGTTAGGAAGGTTGCACCACCTGTATTACCTAATGTGTCGCCAGTAGCATAAGTTACCTCGTGCCCAAGGCAGTAGTATAGCCATCTAGCGTTATGGATATTACACTCAAAAGAGCCATTTGTGTTGAGGAAACGACCCGGCACTTGGACCGCAACATCTCTTCCTAGACCAACGACATGAAATCGCTTCAAATCTACTTTAGTTTCAGGCAAAGTTACGGTATTCACCAAACCTACAAATTGGTCTGTAAGAACTCTTTCTTTACTTAGTAAAGCGTTATTTCCATCAGAAGTCATGGTCGCATCCATAGAGGGTGTGGCGAAAGGAAGAATTCGCATTACTTCGGCTGCTAAAGAAGAATCTATGTCACTTGAACTATGGTCGGTTCTCAAAGCGGGAGTAATTGTTAATTCTGTTACATCTGAAGCGGTTACAGCGTGTTTTACTATGGTAAAAGTTCGACCTGCTTTGGCATAATCGTCATTTATATCGAAATTACCTCCTGCTAAATTAGTAAAAATAACCCTAGAACCTACTAGCATACCTACTGGATAATGAAGAAGCCCAGCATGAACTGGAGTATCATCAGCCCCTCCACTAAAAGTAATCACACTAGTATCCTTGACTAAATCTCTAGCACCACTTTTAGCAGTGAATTTGAAAGAGCCAGCATAACCATGTGGCAAATCCATACCACTTTCATGTCCGAAAGTGACTTCTGTAAGGTCTCCCTTGTACACAGTTGACGGCGGCATGGTTCTCTCTCACCTCATGGGATTAGTTCTGCAAAGATAACTACTTCGACTTGGAACGTGGTTCTGAATAGAAATTTAGTTCTATCAGACAAGTCGGTACGAGTTTTGTAAACCAACCTATCCATATTCACACCATCACCTTTTCTCTTGAGGTGTATTATTCTTCTGATTTCATTTTCCATCAGTTGCTGTTGTTTTCGACTCTTCATTGTTCTAGCATCTAATGTGATATTTATACGAGTTGTGACGAAATCGTACAATAATTCAGGAGTTTCTTCGTTGTGTGCAGTTTCAAACACCATAACGTAATCGTGCTTTTTCATATCAATACGCTTACCGCGCTCAGGACTTGTGTCAGCCATATCAATAATAATCGGCTTGATGCCGTTAGTATTGCCTCTATTCCAGTTGTCTTGTAACAACTTGATGACTAAATCAATTCCTTCTAGGAACGTTGCGACCACTTCGCTCTACCTCCTTTAGATGATATCGAACATCAGGTACGATTACTCCGCCTCGATATTCTACGTGATTTCGATATAATTCAGGGCTTTCAGTAAGCATTCTCTTATCTACAAACCCATCAATAAGTTCAACATACTCTTCGTCTACTGGATTTCCAAAATTATCTTCTATTTCACCAGTAGGAGTCTCTCTAATTTGTGCAAGAGTCATCTCTTCTCTTTTGATTCGGTCTCTGTAATCGGGATTTTCTCGCTTAAACGCAGACTGTAAATCGTTTTGCATTTCTTTATCCTTAGCGAATGCCTTTACGACTTGCTCAAGAAATATTTTAGTTTCAGCAGAAGGCTTACTCAAAGGCTACCACCTCAATATATCGGGGTAGCGTTGCATCAATATCTTGACGATAAAGTTGAATTTTAGACGATAAATCCACATTTTGTGTGCCTTCAGGGATTAAAACACTTCTATCATCGTTCATTAATAAATCAATAGCAACCATTTTTGTACAAACATCTTCAATGGCTTTTTCTAGATATCTTTCACCGTAAATGTATGAAACTTTTACAGCGTTCCACTCAAAGAAAGGATAGGAATTGTTGAAGTAAATAATACCCATTTCGTTGTCAATCCACCAATCTCTTAGTCTTCCTTTATCCCCACTGGCACTTCCTCCTTGCAAATCAATAGCAAGACGATGCTGTTTTAATGAAGTACCAGCAGAGGCGAGGGTAGTTAGTGGTGTACCGCTAACATTTGTACACCCAGTAAAAGTTGTAGATGTTTTACCAGTGTATGCAAGAACTTCATTTCCTACCATAATCAGACCAGCGTTCACGAACCCTTCAGTAGAAGCGACTGTGACAGTTGTGGAAACAACAGAAACACTGGTAGTAGTTTCTTCATGAGTTTGAGATATTGTAATTGCAGAGGTATCTGTACACGCTATTGTGCTAGTTTCACCACCAACAGTATCCCTCATACTACTAATTTTGACAATACCAGTACCATAGTCAGCATTTGCAGTTGCTAAGAATTCATTGTGAACCGCAACATTAGATGTACTTCCCGGTAGGGTAAAAGCAGGAGCAAACTCAATTGCATCTCTTGAAACACGGTCTTCTTTATTGATTAAATCAGCAAGAGCCTGTGCTGTTGAAACCTTATCAAAATCTGCTCTCCATGTAGAAGTAGTTGTACCAACAGAAAGAGTAGCGTAACTTCCACCAGCACTCAGATAGACTGAATCGCCACTTAGAGCAGTGTAATCTGCAATTTCCACTCTTGCTTCAGCAGCGCCAATTTCACGATAGTCATCACCCTGCCACAATTCTATACGCAACATTTGTTGAATATTCCTGAATAATAGGGGGGTTGTACCCACATAATCGGTATAATATCGCCTTCTATACGGCTTATATGTGTCGAAATTGATATATTCGGCTGTAACTAGATTCGGTCTCCAAGAATTATGTGTGATGTTATCTATCCTATCTTGTGCCCTTTTAATCAGTTCTTCGACCTTACTTTTCTTGACTCCTCTTGTCCTTCCATTAGTAAAAGAGGCTTGATTCTGAACGTAAGTATTGTCAGCCGATTGATAATCAGCGGCAGTTATACTTGAAGTGAAATTTAATTTTACACCATTTACAGATGTAGTAATAGATGTAATTGTGCGGTCAATCCCTAATGGGTCTGCGTCTGAATAAATTAGAATGGTATCTCCAACTGACCAACCACAGTTTCGATAATCCGACCCGGTGATATATACACCATCTGAATCACTATCTGCTGCAACTGCTACTGCTTCTTGAGGTCCAATCTCAAGTAAGTCTGCTACCTTTTGAGCGGTTGTATAGACGATAGCATCAGGGTCTAAGGGGCGTGTTTCAGCCTCACCCGGACTGAACACTTGTGGCATTACTCTCTAGCCTCCTCACTTCTCTCTGCTAAATTATATTCCATAGGCTTTTCACACGCACCGCAAGTTTCTCGGTACATGAAATGCAAGAAGCCGCAGTAGCGACAACGAGTACCACATCCTATGTTTAGGATATCGCCAATGTTCTTATTTCGTTGTCGCTGCTGCGAAACCACTCCTGCTAGTGGTTTTTCCGTGTTGAAAACAGAACCCTCTCCGATAGATGACGACAAGCGAACATTCTGCTTTTGTGCCGTTTCTAAGTCATCTATCTCAAGTGTTCGGAGTTCAAATCCCATGTAGTGCCGCCTCCCCTCATCAGGAAGTGTGCGTTACTACAATGAAAACATTACCCAAAACAACTACTGGTTCAGCACCGACTAGCGTTCCCGAAGGAAGAGCCGACGTTAAATCACTGTTGAGTGTGGTCAAGTCCGAGAATTCTTTCGGACTAAATGGACCAAGAACTGTAACGCCTCGTGCCATGCCTAATCACCGCCTCAGTTGCGGCGACCAAATGCATACCATGTGCCGTCTTGTCCTGCCACTGATTGCACTACTAGAGTGCTGCCGTTGATTAGGGCAAAAACCCCGTCAACACCAGCACCAGTACCAGCAGTACTACTTCCAGCGTTAGCACCACATCCGATGATTCCTGATAGATAGGCGGAAAGGTCAATGTTTCCTCCTGTATCAGAACCACCGTTAGTGAATGTGCCAGTCACCATAAGTAGGTCTCCTATGTAGTGCGGTCTTGTGTCAATTGTACTTGCAAATGCCATTTATTATCACTCCGTAATTGTTTCAGTTGTTTCTTCGGTTGCTGTTTCTTCAACCACTGGCTCTTCGACTACAACCTCTTCCTCAACCACTGGGGGTTCAGGTACAGGCTCAGGCTCAGGTGCTGGTGGATTGATTACTTCATCAACCATAGTTAGTAGTGTTCCTTTTGTTCGATACGAACCGGATAGGTCAACACCGTTATCGGTTAACCAAGTAACGATTTGACCCCTTCTCCATGAAGAATCAGGGATACCATCGTTGCCTTCGTCCACATGAGGTGCTTCATCCCCATCAAGGGTGAAGTAAGGAAGTACGAGGTATCGGCGGAATTCATCCACCCATTCCTGCGATACTTCCCGTACTTCACCACGAGAAAAGTCCGGCGTGTACGCATCGGGACTCCTTCGGTAGAAGGAAGGACCGTTATATCGTACAGTCGGCATAGGTAGTCACCTCAGTTGTACATTACCAATACGTTGGTAGTGTTTGCTGAACCACTTAGGTACTGTAGTGTGATGGTAAGGCTACTTACACTCGCACCAACGGATACTGCTGCTGTTCCTGAGTCAGTTGTGAAAACTGAAAGGATGCTGCTGATTCCGCCAGCCAAAATGATAGTCTCACCGTCTGCACCGCCTGTTACACTGATTAACGCCATTTTTGGCGCTGCATCATATCCGTTTGCTCCATCGCTGTTAGAAGCGTTGAATGTACCCGGACCACCGCCCGGATAAGATACGTCTGCTGCTCCGTCTAACCATTCAGTGGTGTCGTGAGAACCCGCTCGGAGTTCCCATGCACCGACTAATGTTGCTGTTGCTGTTCCGCTTAATGTTAATTCACTTGCCATACTTAATCACCTCACTGCAAATCCCTGACGCTTCCATGCGCCCCAAAGAACGTTGTCCAAATCTCACCCATAGTTCGGTATAGACCTTCCTGACCGAGACGGTTGATGGCGAATGGGTCACCAGTTTCAATTCCACTCTCGTAATACTGGGTTGGGATTGCTGTACTGAAATATACATAATCTGTGTCTAGGAAATACATCCTGCTGATTCCGTCCTTGACTACATCCTTGGATGGAATGATTGGAACTCCGTTGTAGGTTGCTACAATGAATCCAGCCTCGATACCGGGTACACCCTTTACACCGTTGTAGGTTGGGGTGACTCTCTTTTCTTCCATAAAGCGCTGTTGGCTTTGTAGGAGTTGCTGAAGGCGCATTAGAGTGTCATATCCAGTTAGGATGACCTTCGGGTTGCCTCCTCGCTCCCATATGTTTTGGAACAAAGTGTCAAGTTGGTCAAGACTTAGATTTCTGTTGTTGCTTGAAGCATCTGCGTTGTCTTCAGCGAAAGCCCAAGTGTTAGCACTTCGGTCAATCGAGTAGATATCTTCGTCACCAGCATCGTAGTGAGTACCGGAAGCCATCTGATTGTTTCCAACAGTGATTCTGTCTAGAGACTCAAAGTTGTTACCTGCAACAGTTGATGCATCGGTTAGAAGCATCTTGTTGACCATCTCAGCGTGGTGCTTACCCATTTCTTCCTTCATGACTGAGCGGATGTCGCCTAGTCCGTCATCCTTGTCAGCAAGGAAAATTGCTGTCTCAGACATATCGAAGGTGTGAGCGATGGTCTTCGGTTTTGCTGCTACGTGCTGGAAAGTTGGCTTTACAGTCTCAGGTAGTGTTGCGTTTTCTGCAACTCCACCGTGAAGTGCGCCACCGTTTGGCTTTCCAGTAATAACTCTCCAACCGGACCTGTCCCAAGGCCTCTTTGGTAGAATGCTGAATGCGTTGAACTCTTGGTTCAACTGCGACCATACCTTGCGTCCGTAGATTGCTTGGTATGTTCCAGCGGTTGTGGATAGCATCGGGCTGTCAGCCTTCAGCAACTCGCTACCGGAGTAGGAGTATCCCATTGCGTTCCCAGCGCCATAGTAATAGCGCTCCATGTCAGTTATTGTGCGTACGTAATCTCTTGCCATTCATAATCACCTTCCTATTCAGACACTCCTAAATGCGCTGTTTGCGAGGTTATGTACCTCATCCCAAGACATATTCCCAAGGTCTTCAGTGGATGGAACGTCAATTGCTGGAACGGAGGTCTCGCTCTTTGCGATTGTTGTTCCACTCTCAGCAGGAGCAGTTAGACTATCAATTCGCTCTCCTAGAGCGCCGATAGCCTTTGAAATCTCATCTAGAGGTCCACGAGCATCAAACTCAAGAACTTCATTCTTGGTGATTTCTGCTTGTCTCTCTGTAGCATATCGGTCTGCGAATTGTGCTTCTAGAGAGGAGCGTAGTTCAGTCTCAGCCATTGCAGCCTTGTAGACTTCGTATGCAGCCTCTACATCAGCAGTGCCTACCATGTCAGGAGTTAGGAAATCGCCCTTCTCCACTTTTCCGCTGCCGGTAGTCTTACCGAGAGCATTAGTGGATGGCTTTCCGCCTTCCTGAGCACGACCCTTTACCTGTCCGGCAAAGTAGTCAGCACCGTCACCGATTGCTTCAGGGGTTGAACCAAGGTTTGCCTTTTCTAGACCATCGAAGTGNGCTCTTGCACCCTCAATGTCTACTCCAGCAGACTTTAGAGTTCCTTCCATCCAGTCGAGGTACTCAGATGTTATTACATCCGAATACTCGTCTGACTTCTTGGACTCATCCTTGGACTCAGCCTCAGCATCGTCTTTCTTATCCTCGTCTTTGCCTTTCTTGTCATCTATGGCCTCTTTCAAAGCAGGAGGCATTTCGCCCTTCTCCATAGCGTCAAGGCGACCTTCAAGACGGGATAACACGTCAGTCATCTGTGTCATCATATCATTTTCGTCAGTCATTTTACTTACTTCCTTGTTTTCTATATCGTGTTTTAGTATGCGAAAAGTGGCTTCAGGATTGATGCCACGCTCACAAATCGTGATTTCATGCAGTTCCAGTTTGCTGATTTCTTGGTAATCACCATGCTCAGCATCGGACTTTCGGACACGCTTGAAAGCCTGACCTCCAATACTAAAACCACGAAGAGACCCCTTACGAATTTCTGCGGCGACTTCTTTCGCCTTTTCTATATCATCACGAAGTGCAACTACAACGAACATTCCGACATCATCTACTTCGGACTTCCATAGTCTTCCTTCACTGTCGGTGTAAGAAGGGATAACTTCACCGACTTGGATATTTGAGTGTGCTAGTTGGACGTTTCTGTATTTTTCATCGCCCATGTATTTTGCAAAAGCGTCTTTCAAAGCATCTTTAGTGATTTTGTCACCTTGCTTGTCAACGACTTCTACGCTTGCATAACCCGCTACAACGAGGTCTCCACCCTTCAATAGATGGATAGACTTCTCACCCGAACTTCTAAGCGGGGCTGAAAGCATAATTAAAACAACTTTAATTCTTACTATTTATATGCAACGGATTAAGACAACTTTTGTTTTTTCTCTTTCAATCGCTTTCTTTCTGCTTCAGGATATGGTTCTTCAGGGTCTTCAGTGGACCGTTCTCGCATATCCCAATCNGGTACTGTTTGTTCAGAATTCAAAGTAGTCGGACCTCTAGGTGAAGAATTGGGTGTGCCCACATCTATACCCATACCTTTAGCGCCAGTTGTGTTGAACATTTGTTCTTTTTCTATCAAATCCATAGCCCTTTCCATAACTTCTAAGGCTTTCTGCATTTTAGGTTTTAAGAGTCTAGATTCGTCTTTAGGCTTCAAAATCCCAGCACTTTGCTCTTCTGAAATCTTTTTTCGATGTTCTGTTTCTTCTTCAGAAGGGATTGCTTCTTCAGTTTCTATGGGTAATTTTTCGACTTTTCCTTTCAACATCAAACTAGCAACTTGTCCCCAATATGGTTTGAGGCTTTCACTTAATTCAATACTGTAATCGCCTAAACCAACATCAGATAGAACAGTTGTAGGACTATCTACCCAATATCCAAGAGATGATTTGTTTAAGGTGTAATATACTTCATCTTGCGGAAGTGTAATCTTTAGTTTATCATCTTCAATATCTATGTCGTGTGGTACATGGATTGGCGGTAATGCTTTTGCAATGATAGACAAAGTTTCCATCGAAACCCCACCTTCTCCCACACCTTCCCCTACTAAACGGCTAATTTGAACATCGTAAACATCTCTATCATATCTAGAAACTCGGCTAACTCCGCTGAATCTAACTCTAACAACATCTCCTTCTTCAAACGGCTTATTGCTAGTTACAGTCCCAACATCAACAAATGTTTCCCCTTCTTTCTCAACTGCTCTATTCCCTAGACCTTCTGAATCTATTACAGGGCCAGCACCTAATCTGTAAGTGTAAGGATTATTTCCTCTTCTATCTAAAACAACGAGGTTCATATCCTTATTACGCCTTAACAAAACCCACTTTGGATGTCTTTTCTCACCACGCATATAGGTACTCTTACCATCTTTCAAAATCACAGCAGGATGTTCTTTGAGTAGAGTTTCTACTGCATCTTTCAATCCTTCATCGTCTGTAAATCTAGTATCATGAGGTCCAGCAATTAACACTTTTTCGTGACTATCAAATTGACCTCTTAGAATTTTGAAACGCTCTCTAACAGTCATTTCCATAACATCTGAACCGTCATAATGAAGGATATCGCTAATGTGTAAATTTTCTTTTGTTAGCACACCATCTAATGTACAATCTCTCTCACCTAGATTTTTGACTCCATTTCTAGCCCAATCAGGAATTGCAGTTCTTGTACCGCTTTCATCATAAGCAGTAACCCTATTTCCTTTCTTTGTAAGTATCAATCTTTTACCTTCGTAATACTTAGAAATAGCCCAAGACCCAGTAAAACCTCTTAATTCCTGTAACTGTTTTAATTTGAAAATCCTATGCATTGGTCTGATTGGGGGTATCCAACTTGGTTCTTTATCACCTTTTAGCAAAGAATCAGGATTCAGTAATGCTACTGCGTATTCAGCAGGTTCACTTGCTAATAATCTAGCAGGGTCATCTAAGATACTCATACTAGTTTGACCTAAAGCGGTTGTAGGGATTTCGACATTACTAAGTGGTTGCTGAAGTGGCTCCCCTTCAGTTAAAGCATATTGATTACCATAATCTGCCCCAAAAGCAGCAGTTATATGGTTAGGGTTTGCTGGTCTAAGTGATTCAGTTTGATTTGTAGAGTGGAATGTAGGAGTACCTGTTTCAAAAGAAAAACGCCCTTGAGGAGTTACATTTACTCCACTTTTATGTGAAGCGCCGTAGATATTAGTAACCTTAGCACCTTCTTCATTAAATGGAGTAACTGGTTGAATTACACTACCTTTGGCTCTGCGTTTTTCAGTTACATAATCGTCAGTTAACTGAGTACCATCATAAAGAACTAAACCTCTAGAAGCATGAATAGCATCACCATGTTGGTGTTTTCTGTTAGTGTATCTGTGTCCTAATGAACTAGTAAATGGTGTAGTTCCATCATCATTCATATCCGCTTCAATTAATGATAACCCATGCTCACCAAAACCAGCAGTGTTTTTGATATCAGTAATTTTGTTTAAATTATTTAGCGGTGTTGATGCCCTGTATTCAAATGGTGTCTCTTCGTCTATTAGAGTGATAAGTTCTCCTACTTTTCCTTGAACAGCGTAAATCATTTCATCTAAATTATTAACATCAGCATCTATTCCTAATTCTTCTACTTTCCTTGCAATCCTTCTTTTTGCTAATTCGGGATTTCTTTCTTTAGTGTTTTGAACGGATGTAAGTAACCCAATTAGACCTTGCATNTCTCTTTCAGTTGGTCTTAATTTATTCATTCTTTCAAATTCAGGAGTATCTCTTTTACCTCTTTTTACTGCCTCCTTCATTCTATCTTCTATTGTAGTGTATTTGCTAAATTGACCATGATTATCATAAATTTCAGAATCATAATCTTCTTCAATCCCTGACGCTTCATGGGCTATATTCTTTACAGATTGAATAAATCTCTCTTCACCATCAGGGATTGTTGAAAGTGTTTTATTCAAATGTTCTCTATGCTCAGAATCATTTGGAAAACCTAAATTTTCAATAATATCAGAAATAGGGGTTTTGTTAGTTACTATGAAACCATCTCGCATTTTTTGTGATAAACCTCTTACATTTTCATGAACAGGTAAAGAAGTAGTTTCTAGCCCGAAATCTCTAGTAGTGGGTGAAAGACCCTCAACACCCTCATAATAATCACTGGGTAAACGATGTAAGGCTAAATTAGCATCAGCAAACAAAGCGGCCATATTTTGTTTAAATTTAGGATTATCTACGCTCAAATAATCAGGTGGTAATAATTCAGCAAGATGTTTTACCATATTTATGATGGTTAATGTATCATAATCTAATTTATCATTGAACGGACCTGACCTTATTTCTCTACTAGTTTTAATTTTATCTTCTAATTTAGCCTTATGGTCATCATTTATTCTTGACATTATATTTGCTTCATGTAAAGCATTTCTACCTGAAATACTATCTCGGTATATTTGATTATCAAAAGTCTTAGCATAAATATCTTCAGCCCTTCTAGTTTCACCAGTATCATAATCGGTATATAATTCATAGGGGTCTAAAATATAAGGTAAACTCATTGATATTTGCCCGCCATAAGGCTGTCTGCTATCTTTGTGTTTACTATTTAACCAATCATTCACCATATGAGCAGCAGTACTTTTTCCAAACTTTTCAAAAGCCTCTTGAGGTGTAAGACCACTTAAAGCATCAATAAAATTAGGATGAGTTGATTCTGTTAAATTTGTATTTTGAAGTCTTTTTGACGTACTTAACTGTCTTTTAGGGTGTTGAAGAGAGTGTAATGAAAGGGTAGAAGATTCAGGATGTGGGTGNATTAAGAATCCAAATAATCCCTCCAATCCGTCCTTTACTGAAAATCTAGTTCCATCTATATTAGCGAATAACCCCTCTTCTGTCCCATACGCCGGGTCACTCACCATAGTTGGGCCGAGTAAAGAGTCAGCGAGAATATGCCTATCTATCCCAGCAGCCGGTCCTAAAAATGGAGTAGCAAAATCATTAGCGGGGTAAACACCACCTAATTCTCTAACAGCATCTTGTATTTCAGGTGGTAAAGTGTGTAATTCTTTGTGAGGTTTATTACTACTAAAGAAAGAAAAACCGTCTTCTATTGAGCCTCTTTGAGCACCTATTTTTTGAAAATCTCCAATATTACCAAGAATTTCATTCATATGTCTTGAATCTATCAGTGGGCCACTATGGTTTGGATAATGATGTTCACCCGCCTCAATTTCTTTTCCATTTTTATCAAACCCTAATGAATACAAAAGAGACTCTTTGCTATGTTCTTTTTTCTCAGCCTCTTTTTCTTTTAATGTTGAAAACAAAGAGCCCCCAAAACCTTCACCTAAATCTCTTTTTAATTTGTCAAAATCACTCTTTGTGAGTTTAGGAATATGACTTAAACTTCCTGTAAATTCTTCATCTAATCCTAAAGCGTCATGGATATTTTCTATGGCTCTTTCAACTAGAGGTGTGGTTTCTTCCCCTTCTTGAAAAGATATTTTTCCTTCATTATCAATATGTGCAGAATGTAAAGCCGCTAATAAGGAGGAGGATTCTTCGTAAATTTCGGGTTGTAAGGAATGTAAATTAGGTTTTACGTTATTTGGTCCTGAATGAATAGTCGAATTTTCAACATGACCTAGCATATTCGTTGCTCTCATACGCATATTTCGCTTTAGTCTACCCATAGGTAACTCAAAATTATCATCAAATTTTACAAATTGGTCTTTAGAATCTGATGTTTTATCAATAAGATGTTCAAAAACTTTAGTTCGCTCTTCGGGGTTTAACCATTCTAAACCCATATGCCATGCTAAATCAGACAAATAAGATGGATGAGCCAAATCTTTGGGCGTTCCGGTAGCAATTCCATAATAATCTGCTAATAACGGGTCAACCCCACCTTCAAACTCAGGTGTTACTTCTTCATTTTGCCATCCCTGCATTCTATCAGCAAAATGACGTTTTCTTAAATCAAAATCGCTAGATAAACCATCATCATTTTCCTCTTTCCATCTCTCAAAATCTCTTTGATACATATCTTCTTCATGAGAAAGGGTATTTGCTGATTTTCCTGTATGTAATGAACCTAAAAATGGAATTTTGCCACTACTAAATTTGTGTGTACTGGCTTGTGTATGTGGAGTATTTTTATCGAGCCAAGACTCTACAGCGGTTTCAAAACTTTTCACTTTAGATGCACGATTAGGCTCTCCTTCTACTGGTGGTAAAAACCTCTTTGCAAGAATATGATATTTCCAAGGCAAACCGCTAGATGGTTCAATTTTATTTAATGGATTATGTTTTTTATCTAAAGGGTGTGAACCCCCAAAATGCCTTGACGAATCTGCTTGAACTTCAAATGGGTAACCGTGAGAACGAGCGAGTCTATGTTTTATGTGCCCTTCCCTATCATCTAAAGGTAAATCCTTCTCAACGTGAGAAACTATTCTTTTGTGCCAATGACTTGAAGGTGAGCCTTCTCTTCTTGAAGCGTGACCTTGGTGACGAGCAGACCTAAGTTCTCTTTTCTGTTGTCTAGTTAGTTTAGGTCTAGCCTCAGTAGAACTTATTCTCAAATAACCCTTCCTTTCTTTTTTAATTATGCTGTCGGCTAAAAAATCACAAACATCTTCTTTCCAAGTCTTTTCTAATTCAAACTCATGAGCATCTAAATTAGCCTTAGCGAAAGTGTATTCCACTAAGGAAGATTCTATGTCAGTGAAGTCATTAATGGAAGCAAGAAGGTTATCTCTTGCCCTCACAAATGTGTCGGTAGCATCTTCACGCACACACTACCCACCCTTCATTCAGTTGTTGGTGTTTTCCCACCACTGGTTATCTCGTGACTCTCTACTGGTCGGTCATGAGTATTAACACGAGCAGACAAAGCATCCATGTTATAGGATTCAGATGTTGCTCCCTTATTTGCCACATCTTCTGCATCTAAAGTGTAGTTGTTAGTGGTATAGTAAGCGTTTCTTGTTTGACCGCCGGATTCTGCGACAAAAGTTACATCTTGAGGCTCTGTGTTAAAAGAAGTAGAGAAATCAGGCTGAGCCTTAGCCATAGTGCCACAACCAGCCTTCATGCAACCCATTTTATTGACGGTTTCGCCACATTCAGGGCAAACTTTAGCCTTCTCTAAGGCGTCTGCTCTTTCTAATAATTGCTGTGCTTTTTGAAACATAGCAACTGCTTCGTCACTTACATCAGTATATCTCGGTCTTACCATATCAGTACAACTCCAGCGGCGGTTTTACATTTTCAGCCATTTCGTGAATGTCTTCCCAACTCATTTCATGAATTTCTTCGTTGGTATAATTGTTCAAATCTGAGTTATCACTCTTCATTATAGCCTCATCATTTCGGAATGGGTCGGCTTCAACATCTTCCGAAAGTGGGGTATTTACCCTAACAAAGCCTGATTTTCTTAGGATTGCAGTAGGGTTGTTGAGCATTTTCTTAAGTTGTTGATTTTCCCTTTGCACAGCCTTGATATCGTTATCCATAGTTTCCATTTTGGAAATCAGAGCACTCATAAGTTGCTCTTCTGTGCTAGGTTCTTCACTCATTTACTTCACCTACTGTGGTCTAAATCCGCCATATGTTCCTGTATGTGGGCGCATTTGGTGGTTAGTACGAGCAGGGATGACTGTACCGGGTAAAACTCGGTCTCTTTGTGCTGTGTCGAAATTTGCACCTCTTTCATTGAATTTCATTACTGGAACTCCACTAGCGAATTCATTTAGTGGGTTTTCGTTCTCAGCCTTTTCAATTGTGAAATGCAAGTCATCGTTCAAGAAAGTTCCAACTTTTAGAACCTCTTGGAGATGTGATTTTGCTAGTTCAGCATCACCATCATCAATTGCTCTAGAGAGCGCTTTTACGTGTACATCCATCTTTCTTGCAAACGAGTCCATCTTGGCTATGTCCATGATACTCAACCCACCGACTACATACTCACTTAATTACACTTATGCTCCACGAGGCCTTCTAGAGTCTATCAAAGCGTTAGAAACGTTCTGTGCTAAAGTAGGGTCGCCACCTCTTTGTTGGACACTTGAGACTGGTGAACCCGAACCTGCGGTCGCTCTTCTTTCAGGAGAGGCTGGTCCCCTTGGAGTTCTTAGACCGACCCCTTCCCCACCGGGTTGTGAACCGGGCATCACTCGTTGCATTACTTGTGGAGGGACTCCTTGTGGAGGCATTCCTTGTGGCATTCCTCCTTGCGGTGGCATACCAGTCATAGGTGGTGCACCACCAGCAGGTTGCTGTTGCATTTCAGCACCTTCTTGTTTTCGATAAACGAATCTAATATCACGCTTTCCTTCTTCCAATAATTCAGGTTGATAACCTAGCATCATCATTCTTTGTGCCAAGTTAGCCTCCATCTCATCACGGCGTAATCTAGTAATTTCGTCTTCTTCTTCGTTTGGATACAATGTTAGTTTCCAATCGTAAACATTCATTTCCTTTAGCATACGAGGGAATAGAACCTCAGTGTACACTTTCTGTCCAAATTCAACTGCCCTATTGGTAACTAAGATTTGCATACCTTCGTTGTTTAACCCACCTGATTTACCATTATCAATCATAAATATAGCACTCACACCATAATAAGCGGCTATTCTGTTACGAATTTCATCTCTTACGGCGATATACTGCATCTCTTCAAGAGTATCCATGAACTTAACCCAGTTCACACCGCCACGGCCTGAAGAAGATTCAATACCAACTTTAGGAACATAATGTGGGTCTCTTTCCATCTTTTCGTCAACAGACTTCCAAAAAGACTTCATTGATTCAAGATTATCTGTGGTAACCGAAATAATACCTTTTGGAATTCTTCGCTTTTGATATGCGGTGTACATATAATTGTCCATTGCAGTAAGAGTCATTGCTTGTCTCCACATTGTATTTACTGGACTCTTTCCGTAAAGTTTGGAAGGATTGTACTTACTTATGTGGATAACTTCTCCCTTGATGTAATACTGAGTTTTACCACTTCCAGCCATATTGACATAGTGAGCGTCTTCCATTTCTGAGCCGCAGACTTGACACTTATCTTCTTGACCGGGATAAGAAACTTCACTTCTGTGGAGTGGGCACACCTTGTACCTCCCACCACGAACACCTCTCTTATCTGCTACAATTCTCATAAATATAGGGTCACCACGCATGATATCTTTCACACGATAAAACTCTATTTCACCACTATCAGGATTGACGAAGTACTCTTTTATGAGAATTAAAAATGCATCATCTACAATGTTAAGGTCGTTTTCAATTTCTTGAAGGACATTCATAAATGACTGTTCCATACTGTTTTCTTGTCTTAACAACCACTTAGGATAGATAATTTCCTGAGCATCCGGTCCTCTAACTTCTCCATCACACAATTTACAAAAATCAACAGAATGCTGGTATTCTTCACCACAATCAACACATTTCTTTTCAAATGACTTTTCCCAGTAATATCCTCTTCGGAACACTTCTTGACTTAATTTAGATAAAACTGTCCTCAAAATTAAATTTTCACGAGATACAGCATATAGCGCTGGTAACGTAATCCCTTGAGCGAGAACTGGCTCTTGAATACCAGTTGTGTAAAGTGGCATCTGCGGTTGAGGAGTAGTTCTCCTTCGGAAAGGAGAAGAAAGGGCTGACAGGAATCTACTCACTCTACTTTCATCGTCTGCCATCACAATCCCTCCGACCACTTAGCGATATCATCTGAACTACAATCCCATTCTTGCAACAAAGAGTCGGCTTTCAAAGCATCATCTTTCCAGTTGTTATACCTCACGACCCGCTGCAATTCTGTCTTACGAAGAGGGTCTTCTTCATGGATGTATTGCAAAACAGCCTTTGCTTGAACGTCTTTCATTTTTAGATGCGGGAGTATAGATTTGAGTAATTTCTCAATATCCCCTTTGGAGTAAAATTGTAGTCTATGCTGCGTTCTGTTGCTAGTTTTAGATATTTTTTGGTCTAATTGTAGAACTCCACAATCTAGAGTTTTGTGTAATTGTTCACAATGAGCCTTACCTCTTTGCCCAGTTGCAACGAAACCTGCTCTTGGCTCACCACGACCTGTAATTGTAATGTATCCGTCAGCGTCTAAGAATCCTGCTGCATAAGCAAAAGGGTCTTTCAGAATAAGACCATTTTTGTCCATCTTCACAAAAGTGCCCTTTTTCACACCCTGCGTCACATCAACTTCTTCTCCATACATTTGGAGTAATTTTGATAATTTGGAGGCTGTCATACTTTTATGGAGAATATTCTCATCTGTAAGAGATTCAAATATAGCACGAGAACCCATTGGTCCATTCATTTGAAGAACTTCTGCGGATTTTTCTATAGTTTCACGGTCTTTTTGATTTAATTTATCTATTTGATGAAGAGATGTTTTCCACATTTTTCGGGCTTCAGTACGCATTTTCATAGCACTAGCCCATGCATTTTGCTCTTCTTCTCCCCAAACATCTTCAAATTCATCTAAAGTTTTGAGAGTTTCATCTGCTTTTTCCCAAAGCAAACAAGCCTTGACGAGTCCGACTTCTCTAGAATCTGAAAATCTTCTTAGACTTTTCAAATCTCTATCGCTTAATCCTAAATTACGAAGTGTTTGTTGTCGCTCTTCTGCCCACGGAATTTGGTTCAATGTAGCCTCTACTTCTAACCTTTTGAGTAATCTAATATCAGAAATCACATCGTCAATGTCGTATTTTGCATCTTTGTGAATTCTACGCATTTTGCGTAGTTTATCCACAAAATCAGCAGCACTACACCCTAAATGTGTCTCAAACCACCCTTCTCCTGTATTAGAAAAGAATGATTGTTTTATTACTACTGGTGTTTCTTTTTCGGGTTGGGATTTCTCGATAGGATAGGAGTCTTCAAGAAATGCGCTACCCCACATACTAATTGACCCCTTAAATGACCTTTATGTATGTTCCTATCTCCACCATGTCGTATTGATATTTTCTTCTTCGATTATAGTTAAATTCAACAGTTCCACCTCTTTAGTGCTGCACCTTTCGGCGTTAATTTACCCTTTTTACTTGTCGGCCCTTTAACACCAGTCATACGTGCACAGAATGACTTTCTTCTTTTTGCGGCCTTACTACCACGCTTGAGTTTACTCGGTTTCTTAGTTACAGGTCTTTTGAGATTAGCACCTGTTGTTCTTTTGAAATGTGCTCTACCTTTGGCACTTAAGCCACCAGTCTTTGCGTGTTTCTTAGGATTATATCCATGAAATGGCTTGTTTTTAGATTTCAAAAATTCCCAACTTTCCTCAAATGCATCCATTTAATCACCTACGGTATCATCCAACTTGAATTTGCTTTTGTAGCCCCACCATACCAATCGTCAATGCCCGGTAAAACATCGTCAAGAAGTACAACTGACCCTTTGAATTCTTTAGTAGCCCAATTTGCTAAAGCGATACTCATTGCCAAGTCATCATGAGTACCAACACTTTCTAGACGACCATTTTTCTGCATACCAAATCGGTTTAATTCTTGTTCTAATTTATGAGTATATTCTCGACTCTTCTCATCACCATATGGTGTTTTAATATGACCTTGCTCAAAGGCTAATAGTAAAGACATGAATAGAGATTCTTTCTTTGTGCGGGTTGTCATAAACACCTTAATCGGCATATCAGCAGCCATTTCCCTCATTTCTGCTTCAAGCATACGTTGGAAATTGTTACCTTCTAATTCTATTAAATCAGGTTGAAATCTATTATTTAAAACAACCATCATTCTTTTTTGTGCCATGCTAGACATTCCTCTTTCATGCACTACATGAACAATTTGCTTAACATCTTCATCGGGTAACATACGCATAACAGTCATGGCAGTAAAGTCAGCGTTCTTATCAGAAGAAATTGCAGGGTCATGACCTATGAAATGCTGACCCCATACTCCATCAGGCTCTCCTTCTTCATTATAATTGGATTCTGCTCTTTCCATAAGAGTCAAATTTTCATCTCTAGCCATTTCTAAAATGTCCATTGGGAACATACTCGCTACATCATGAATCGGTTCACACAGATACTCACGGCTAAACTGAATCGCTGGCATGGATAATCTTCGTTCTTCTAATGCTTCAAGATTCCATCTAGAAGGCCAAAGTGCCTCTCCTTTGGAATTAATAGCAGGATATGTTTCAACAGTAAAAGTCTCTTTCTTTTCTAATTCTGCGTACAAATCGTTGTACGAGAAAGGTGTTCCTACCATCATTAAACGACTAGAATGGTGAAGAACAGGAAGTAGTACACCGTAAAACCAGTCTGCCGCTCTTTGCAACTCAGTTCCAGTAGTACCCCAAAGAATATCGTCACAAACCACAACATCAGGGTGGAAACCACGAGTAGCACCACCAACGGACTTAGCCATAATACGAGAGCCATTTGAGAACTCAAAGTATGACTTCGCCCAAGGTTTTCCTTCAGGTTTTAGTGAGCGAAGACAATCTGCTCCTTCGATATTATTTCTAATAAAACGCATATGCTCAAGAGTCTGCTCTAAAGAGTGTGAAAAAATCATGACGTGAGTTTTCGGGTTAAATGCCGCTAACCAAAGCGCATAAGACATGAAAAATACAGATTTACCGTGGTCACGAGACGCTTTAACGCAATAATATCGGTTAGAATCTAACCCTTTACCCCACTGTTCGTGATGCCAACTTAACTCAAAACCTAAAATTTCTGTGAAAAAATAATTGAATGACTTCTTGCTCATTTCTCTATCCATTTGCTGGATAAAGTCTTGCATATCTTCGGCCACTCAATTAACCTCCCATAATTGATGAGCCACTAGCACCACCAGTTAAATCAGGTTGATTTTGTTGCGCTTGGTCTTTTTTATCTTGAAAATTAGATTTATCATACTCATCCAAAAGTGTTCGCATTTGTTGTGGTGTTACTGTTGGTTCTGCTAAATTGGCTGTAGGTCTTTGTGATAAAACACCCACTTCTTTACTAGTCATAGTAGGTGTCGCTTCAACTGTCGGCTGGCTCAAAGATGGTAGCCCGCCTGTAATTTCAGGTGAAAAGGTAGTTTGCCCTTCTTGGGTAGTATAGCGTCTTGTTTCAGCAGGCGTTTGAGGCCTAAACATTTCTTCTACTGGTTGTTTTACTGCTACCCTACCAAATTCGTCTCTTTGTCCTTCTCTCGCCGCTTCAATATTAGATAATGTCCTTCTAGTTAATACGGGTTCAACTGATGCACCTGCCATCTGTGCACCCTGTACACCTTGCATAATAGACTCAATAGGTCTAGGTCTACCTCGTAAATACCCTTGACCTAAGTAACTCAAACCTCTCCCTGCACCATAAAGATTAGCAAGAATTCTTGCTCTTTTTTGAGCAGCGGTAAATTTTTCTCTTTCAGGTTCTGTAAGCCCTAATTTTTCAGCACGTTGCCTAACTTGTGCCCCTGTGAGGCTTCCAATAGCCCCACCAAACAAATCACTTAGCATACTATTACCAGCACCAACAGGAGGGGCTTCATTCTTCAAAACGAGAATTTTACTCATTTGAATCACCTCTGAAGGCCAACTTAACGGCTTTTACAATAACTGGGTTGATATCAAAAGTATTTGAAACTCTCTGCCAATCTCCTTTTGAAAGTAAAATAGTTCTAATGTCGTTTTTCGCTATGCCCATTTTCTGAGCCATATAGGAGATATCCTCTTCCTTATTCATATTCAAAGAAGAACTAGGGAGTAATTTTTTGACATCAGGATTAAGATTAGCAGCCTTCATCTGAATATTTTCCATCGCTTTAATCAAACGATTTTGAGCATCTTCACTTTTCATGAAAGGAGTAAGAGTCTGTTGATACGGGTCTGCTATTGCACTTTGAAACGCGGCTAATCTTTGTTGGGCTTCAGGAGAAGTGAAATCAGGGGCCGCTCTACCTTCTTGCCCTAATCCAGTTCTAGCAACGTAGACCCTTCTTGCTTGTTGAGGTGTTGCATATTGGAATGCTCTTCTCGCTGCCATAAGTTCTGCATCTGAAGGTTGAGCAGGTTGTTGAACAGGTTGTTGAACAGGAGCAGGAGCAGGAGCAGGAGCGGGTGGTCTCGGTGCTAATCTCGCCTCTTCTCTTGGTGCGGGTGCAGGTGCGGGTGCAGGTGCGGGTGCAGGTGCGGGTGCAGTTTGTTTAGATGCAACTGGATTATGAGTATGAATATAGTAATCTTGAACGTGTTGAGGGAAATCCTGCCTTGCTACACCCGAACTCATTCTACCAGCGTGAGCGGTAGAAGGCATTTCTTCTGCGGATAAAACTCCCCGCTGGGGTTCATGCCCATGATGATGAGATAGAGCATTAGCAAAAGCAATTGCTAAATTTTCTTGCCCTTCTACATCTTCGTGAAGATTATAGTCATGTTCTATTGCATTTTTCAAATTACTAACACCGGGATTTTCGGGGTCTTCCCCCATTAAATTAGCAAAAGCAAACAAATCAGCAGCGGCCTCTTGACTTCTTTTCCCTCTAGAGCGTTGATAATCAGTAGTAATTTCTCCCGCTTTTACATGAGTTCTGAATTGATTATAGTCCATTGCATCTTCAGGAGTTTGAATTGAATCTTTCAAAAAATTCACGACTTGCCCAGTAATACCTTGTGAAGCGTCACCCATCAATAGATGGAGAATCGCAGGGGTTTGCGCTAATTTTCTCACAGCGGCATTAGCATAAGTTTCGTTACTTAATGCATCTCTTAATGTTACAACTCCACCTTCATCTTGTAGAATTGGAGTTTCTAATAGTTCAGGAGGCATTTTACTTTGGTCTAAAGAAAGTAAAGTCTTTGCAAACTGGGCAGTATTAGTAGGCCTCCCTCCCCCACCTTTTCTGTAAAATACATCAGGTAAATGATGAAGAACTTGCCAAGGGTGTACTTCACCAACAGCCATGTCAGGTTGATTAACATTCATCCTTTTCATCCACTCATCGGACATTTCTCCACTTGGACCGAGTTGTTTTCCAGCACCTCCTCTTTTTCGTGAGCCTACTGGAACACCAGTTTCAGGATTTACAGATAAATCATCTACACCAATGTAGTGATGCGTTAAACCTTCATCATACTTTCCTAATTGTAAACCGCTTTCCATAAGCACATCTTTCAAAAAGTGGGCAAAAGGTATGGAATATGTTTCACCAAATCTACCTAAAACTGGATGTTCATGACTATTTGTGAAAACAGTTGCTAGTTTATCATGTTGAATTGTGCCTTCTTCTTCACTCCCATGAGAACCATGTGTTCTCATACCGAGTGCTTCTTCTTTGTTTTTACCGGCTTGAAAATCACCATATCGAAGTTGTCGCCATTCAGGGCTATCTACATCAGGTAGCAAATGACCAGTATCGCCTCTTTTTGCTCTTTCACTATTGTACCTATCAATAGCCTCTTGAACTACTTCTTTTGGAATTTGTTGTTTTCCATAACTNCCCAACATATTACCGACTTTACGAATAACACCATCTATTCCATGCATATGGTCTATACCAAATTCGTCTCGCCAAACGTGTTCACCGTGTTCTCCTTTACCCCACTGCCCTTTTGGGACACCAAGATTCCCGTAATGTGAAAATTTCGGTCGGTCAAAACCATTCTCATGAGAGTCTTCGTGATTACCCCACATTAGTTCTTCAGGGTGATTTCCGTAATAGAAAATTTCACCAGTGACCGGATGAATTCCATGATTACCATCACCCTTCAATAGAAGACGGCCACGAAAACCCTTGATTAATCTCAAGCAGTTCTACCTCCACGACCTACATCATGCCCAGTAGAATCTAAGCCGAAATGCCTTGGGTCAGTCTTAGCATCTTCCGTTGCACCCTCCGGTCGTGTGGTTTGTTTTGGTCCATTTTCAGGATGTTTTGGAAGATTTGAGCCTCCCCCACCTGTATCTTTAGTACCATATCCTTTCTTCTTTTGCTCCTTTTCTCTCAATAACTTCTTGGTTCTATTCAATAAGTGTCGTAATTCTTGAACAGTAGCCCAATCATACCTTTTTTGAATATCACTTCCTTTGAAATCATCAAAACTCATAGCGACTTGAGATGCCCCACTCATAGCAAGATGTGGCGCTCCTGCAATAGTAGGTGGTTGAATTGGTGGTGGTCTATGTGGTTTTAGTTTGGGTTTTGGCATTCCTCTTGTTGAATAACCATATCCTTGAGTAATTTGTGGGGTTGTAGGTTGTGTTCTAATTTGACCTTGTTGAGCACGAGAAGCCTGTTGTGCTTGGAATCTTTGATATTTACGAGGGTCTTCTAATCGCATTGGTTGTTTTGTTTTGATACCACGGTGACTCATCTCTACAGCAAGATGCGCTCGACCAAGACCTGTTTTCTTTGAGCCACCTAATGAACGACTAAGCGCTTTGGCTCTTCTAGAAGTTGCACTTTTAGGGCTGTAACCGCCTTTTGGTTTTTTGAATTCACCAGTGCTTGGCTTTCCTTTTGCTCTAGCCTCCTGCTTCATTCTTTTTTCTCTTTCTTTTTTGGAGGCTTTGAGTAGTTCAGACCAAGCGTGTTCCATTGGTTCACTCATAGCAACCATTTCTCCACGAGCAGCACCCGGCCCTTTTGCACCACCAGCGAGACTTGAAAGATAGCCAAAATTTCCAGCAGCGCCAGTCTGAGAATGTAACTCACGGTCAGCATCTATTTTTTCTGAATCATCCCGGTCTTCTTCTTCATCTTCGTCTTCTTCAAACTCTCTAAGCATCTTGGGTTTAACCTTGATATGCTTACGAGATTTCTCTTTTTTCTCCTGCTCTTCTTTTTTCTTTTGCTTCTTCTCTTTTTCAGCGTCAGCATACCTTGGGTCTGAAGGAGAATAGTTGTCTTCTTCGCCATTATTTCTGAACATATATGACGATTCTGACCTAGGATTGTAGATTCGGGTATCAGAACCCCTTCCCATCATTCCTTCAGTCATAGATAGAATCCCCCATGATGTACATCGAAGAGCGGTATAGCGCACTGGCTATGTCTTCATAAAAGTCTTGAATGGAAGAAGGGCTTGTAAAGCACTTACCCATCTTAGATAACTCATCTTGAACAAGTGGAATTGTCTTCCTTAATTCGGCCCTAACATTGAAAACAATTTCCGGCTCATCTGTCTCACAAAGCGCTCTTAACATCTCTATCAAGTCAACAATTTGGTCACCAAAATGCAAACCATATTCTGACCTTTCAACGTATGAATTGAATTTTTGGAATACAAGAGAAACATAATCTAAGAAAGTTGGAAGTTGTTTTTCATTTATGATTGGATAATTATTTAGAAGTTGGAAACCGGGGTGGTTTGCAACAAATAACTCATCAATGTAAATCGGCCTCAAAAGTCTCACCTCCAGTATTTTCAAGCAATTGTGCCTTAATTCGTTTCCAACTATCAGGACTTTCTTTTGCGAGTTCGACCTTAAGGACATTAATCGTTTGATTAACAGTTGTCTCGCTGGTATCTCCACCCCACTGGTCGTTAAATTTGAGTAAATCTTTCACAGTTTCACGAACTTCTTTGTGAAGAGATACAGCATCACGAACAAAACCGTCTTCATGAACTGAACCTTCAGAAAGTAATTCTGATAACTTGTAATTTAACCGCTCAGCATTGCTTCTGAGAAGATTAAGTTCCTGACCTACAGAAAAAGCAACCTCTATTGCTGCTGATTTTTGAACTAAAGGTTGGAAGTGATGTTTCATATGATGGTAAACCGTATTCTCAGCAACCTCTAATTCATCGGCTATACTGTCAATTTCATTACCATCAGCGAAAAAACGACTCTCGTAATTAGCACGTTCAGGATGAGAACAAATTACACAAGAAGGATTAGCAGCCATATGGTATTCACCCATATGATTTCTAAAATGTCGGTCAGCGGTATTCGCCCTCCAACCCATATCTTTGTCTAACTGTTTTGCTGAAAATTCACCAGCCAAAAGCGATGCTTCCAAAGCGTCTCTTTCTTCTGATTGACAGAAGGCGCAAGAGCGTTTAGAAACACGAGCGTTATCACTCATTAGTATCGCTTATGAGGGGTAGCCCAATAAACTTAATTCTGCATCTGTGTTATTCTGCCGTAAACAGCGGATAAAAATACCAAAGACGTGAACAAACCAAATATGAAAAAAGTAGCCTCATTTGTGTTCAAAGAGTTCCCTTTAAACAACAAAACTGCAACCATCAATACTATCAAACTGATTAGTTGTACCATAATCATATCAATGACTACACTTCTTTTTGGACTCCACATATCTAATGATAAATTTGTCAGTTGATTAGGGATTACAGTTAAAGGGTTATTATCTAACATTATGCTCTACCTCCAAACATCAAAGACCGGGCAGTTGAACCTAATGCATTACCCATGCTTTCCATCATACCCGGATTTTCCAAAGCAGCACCAAGAGCACCTTGCAGCATACTTTGATTGGCTGCTGCTAAGATTTGTTGCCTTTTCATTTCAGCGTTTTGGATAATTCCATTAGATTGATTTTGAAGGTTAGATAATTGTGCAACAATATTTTCTGCACTCAAAGTTTGTAAATCGCTAGGTAGAGAAGTAACATCTAAAGTTAAACTTCCATCCTCTTCATTTAAAGAAAATTTAGAGTTTTTCAAAACATTTAGTATAGAAAATGTCATGATATTGGTTACCATATCAATGAATACAGGCATTTGTTGACTCACAAAGAACTTATCAATCGGGTTCAAAGTTTGCAACATTGCATCCAAAATTTCACTATCTGAAGGAGGTGTTACTGGAGCGTTAGAGTATTGATTGTACTGGTCTCCATACCCCATTCCACCGAAAAGACCCTGCATCATAGGATTTCCAGCCATACCATTTTGCATAGGTTGTTGTGCAAAACCGTTCATACCAGCACCCATAGGAGCACCAGTTTGGCTTAGGTTAAGTGAATTTGACGCTAATTGTTGTGATTGATTATTACCAAAAAGTCCGACCATTTCTTCTCACCTCATTGTGGTTGTTGTGGAGGCACAGGGGGGGTCGCCTCATTAGCCTGTTGATTCAAGATTTCTTGGAAAGCAGGTGTAGGTTGATTCATTTGCATCAATTCTTTTTGGAATATTCTTAAGTCAAAATGGACCGATGTTAAATCATTCATACCAGTTTCAGGATTCTTGTAATGAATTATATTTATACCACTAGTTTTTCTTGAATCTTGTTCAAGCATTTCAAAAAATGGTTCGTATTTTTGTAGCATTTCAGGAACAGGCGCTTCGTCCTTTTTCACAATACTAACTGGGACGGTAACAATTGAGACCCCTTGTTTCACTTTATCTCTAAATCTAGAAGGTTTCATTTCATTTTCTTTTTCTTCTTCGGCTTCCCACTTACAAAGAAGATGGAATAAATGGAGATGTTCAGGACAATAAGTACCCCTCATTTTTCTTCCACTAGTAACTTTGTCCATAGCCAAAAACGCTTCAGCCTCTCCAGTTACAGGATTTTGCCAGTACATATCCCAAAGACTTCGGCCAGTCTCATCATCACATATTTTTGCATAGAGATTATCATACTGGATTAATTCTTTACAGTCGCAACCATCAACCACACAAAGATGAGATTGCTTGTTGTAGAGATATTTTGAGCCAAAAATTCTCCTTGGAGAGAAAAGGAAGCGCTTTGTTGGTCTCAAAAGCCGATATGCTTGTCTAATATCTTGACTTCTAGCCTTTCTAGGATTGGCGTGAGTGCTTGGATAGAAGTTAACTTTTGGAACTTCAAGATTTCTTTGATTTGCGATTTGTTGCATTTCCCTTTGAGCAGCAGCCTGTTCCATCAACACTGCTCTAGTCAGTTGTGGGTTACCTTGTGCTGCTAAAGCCATAAGTGCAGCATCATTTGAAAATCCTAAGTTTGTGTATTGACTTTCACCCGAAAAAGGTATATTCATCGTCTCACACATCCTTTACTGGATTCACTTTGATACAAAAGTCCCCATTTTCTATATCCAACTTCCACGTTAATCGGTCGCCGGGTTTCAAGTCAAACTGCTCTATAATCCAAATTGGAACTGTAGAGCGTAGACTATTCGACCCACCACCTGTGGCTACGAGGGTGGTGTCGTTTTTTACTCTAGCCATAGTATCACCGAGATGTTAGTTCTTCAAAAGGATATTGGTGGGGTCATTCAAAAGGATAATTATCAACTGGACAATAAATCAAGCATGGTTACTTCCACATTCCACCCAATTCTTGTAGCCATAAAGGAACGTTTTGTTCTAATACCTGCTTTTTGTAATCTAATTAAGTCATCACGAAATGGGTCGAAAATCTTGTGTTCCCCAATTCTTCCCTGTTGCCAAAGCATTGCAGCGTTCTCATCGAAAAATCGGTCTGCTTTATTCCCAACTAACATGATAACTTTAGGAGAATATCTTTTACCTCGCCATCTACTTTTTAGGGTTCGGTAGCGATAATTTCTTTTAATCAAAGTATCAACTAAGAATTTGAAGCCCGCAACTTGCTCAACTCCTTCCATACCTCCTTTAAAAGCCCGGTCGTCAAACATATAGACAACAGCCTCAACTTGGCGAGATACCATATCTTCAACCCATAAATTCCAATATCTCTCTTGACCACCAATATCTGCTGAATTTACAACTCTTTTTTCACCCTTCCAATGAACTCGTTTTTTAGTAGCCCTCGGTAAAATGTATCTAGTTAGAATTTTGAAATGCTCTGTTCTTTCATCTTCTGAAATTTCCTCCATTTCACCCGGAGTAGTAAGATAACTGTCTAAAGTTGTTTTACCAACCATACTTGTCCCATAAACAGCAACTGACCTCGGTTTCCAAGAATTATAGAGATTCTGACCCCAAAGGGCTGCACCAATGAGTACACTGCCCGTCATGGACATAATATCAACTCACTAAGTCTACTAACCAATTACCAAAATCTGCTACTTGCTGGAAAAACCACTCAACTGTCATAGACCAAAGAGAAACATCGTAATATAATTCAGTAGCACTAACAGTAAGAACAGACGCTACACTGACAATTATTGTTCTAACCCAACCATAACCCCATTCGTAGACGTTATCTACAGTATTTGCTAAGTGCATAGCACGTAGCGTTTCTTCAACGGAGTCGTCTTTTGGTGTTTTGAAAATCTTCCCCATGCTCAATCACGATTCTTGCTATATCTCAAGTCAGGTGTGCCATCTTTTTTCAATGGTATGTCTGAAAGTTCGTCAGCCATGTTGTTTAATTCGCTAACTCCAAGTGACTTCGACTCAGTAACTTTGGCTTTGTGAACAGGTGTATTGTTAGGTGTGCTAGAAACTGGATTTTGCAAAGCCCATTGGTATGCCTCTTCGTTAGTTGAAACCAAAGATGGGTTTAGAGTGGAATGGTAATCTAAACCTAGATTTGATTGGTTATTGATATCCCTCATGCTCGGACTAAATGAACTAGGTACTTGGTCAGGATTCTGTTCCATCCATCTAAGTTCTTTTTCTAATTCTAATTCTTGCCTTCTCAATTCCATATCAGAACGGCGTTGGTCAAATGTAACCTGAATATTTTTGAACCGATTTTGCTGTTGCCTTTGGAATTCTGTTATTCTTGCCCTTTCTCTTAGATTTCTTTCAAAGAACATCTTAAACAAGTAATAAGCCAGTCCTTGAACAGCGAAAGCCCCCATAGCGTAATTCACTCCGTTCATCCACGTTTCATCGTTTACTAACCACAGTCTACTATCGAAAATAGCAACTGCTACACCTATCAATGCTGATTGGCTTATGATAAGCCCCATCAGCCTAATTTCTGAGTCGTTGTTATCGCCCTGCATACTTTGACCTCGACTGAGGCCACCGAAGGGGTCATCATAAAGGTTCTGAACAGAACTCTAGCAAAGAATCCAATAATCCGATGTATAGTATATACATAAGATATAATATATATGTAAAGTCTATACTATACATTAGACAATTGGATTATTACCTTCTGAGAGTTCCACGGTCTTTGAAATGCCTAGCCCGGTTTGCGTGTTCACTCTCAAGAGTTAATTTACCACCTTGGGTATGACTCACATCCATATGGTCACCTGACCCATAGATGCCCCTGCGTCGTCTCTCACGATTGAGTTCCTCTCGATATTTTACTCGTTCCGGGCTAGACTCGTATTTCTTGTCGTATTCCAATTTATGCCGCTTGGCTTCAGGGGATTTACGTTCTTTAAGAAAATCAAATGCTTTCTGAAATTCTGTTAATGATGTTTGAGTTGTAGAAGTGTCAGCAGGTTTAGGTGTTGGTTGTGAAACCGGCTTCTTGAACCACTTATCGGCAGTAAGTGGGCTGATAGTAGCACCTTGAGTTAAAGATGAAGGTAGTTTTTGTTGTTGTTTCACAATAGTGGGTTTTCCACCGACACCTTGCTTCTTTGCTCTCTTTCTTTTTGTGGCCGCTTGTTTTTGCCCAGCACTCATTGAACCTGAAGTTTTAGGAGTTTTACTACTGACTTTAACAGAAGGTCTACACTTTGGGTATCCTTTACTGGATGTTTTCGCTTCACTTCTCCCACAAGGTGGATGTTTTCCATCCTTATCTTTTCTAGATACATCTACCCACTTTTCTTTGAACCAACGATTAAGATTCTTGACAAGTATTTCTGTCACTACTCATCACCGACCCAAGCATCGCAAACATGGTCGGCTCTACAGTTAAAATCGTACATCTTACAATAACCAGTTTCAGGGTCTTTAGTAGCAGAAGCATCCCAAACTTTACAGTTTCCGCAATTTTTTGAGCCTGATGCTTTACGATAATTAGGTGCATCCTCTTTACCTTTGAGAAGATTCCACGCCTTTGTTATTGCTACGTGGGTCATTTCTTCTTTTTCCCCCTGAATTTCCCACGACAATACTGAACCGCCCACCCATTTGCATAAGCAGATGGATAAACTTTGAATTTTCTTTTAGCAGCGGCTTTACCTTCAGGGCACAATTTTTTGTACAAACCATCCCATACGGTATCCATTGCGTGGCAATGGCCGCATTCACAAGTCATTTTCACCACATCATTGTGTCTTCAAAATAGACCATGCAAAGTCAAAAGCCTCAGACCTTAGTATAGTTGGGGCAGCAGAACCAGTTTCAAAGTCATCATCATCCGAAGAAGAGCCAAATGCCCGCAATTGACTCCTAACTGCAGGTCTTGGTGCAAAAATNCGCCTTCCTCTCTCCAAGGATGCAGCCTCTCGTGCCGCTCTTTGCCTTTCTAATTCTCTCTGTCTAGACAAAGCCCCACCCGGAGTCGGCATTCTACCGACTCTTGCTCTTTCAGCAGCATAATCAGGAGAAAGTGTGGCAGTACCTTCAGGCATTTCACCTAAATGGGATAGAGTTTCCATTTTTTCCTTTTTATCTTTATCAGGAGTAGCAGTTTCTGTAGGCTTTTTTGGGCTAGGTTTAGTTACTGAAATGACTAAGGCCATTCCGGGCTTTTTCTTATCTTCAGGCATTGCGGTCACGCTCCATCATTAATCTTGCAAGTTGAGACATTTTATCTTTCTTTTTCTCTTCTTCATCTTTAATTTCAGGTTTTTCGGTTTGACCGGGGTCGGATTCTGACCTTCTTCTAGCGACAGCCATCCTTTCAGCAGCAGAAGTNCCCGGTGGGAAATCNGANTCACGAAGTTCTTTAGGGTCACGATAAGNGTCATCAACTTCGTCATACCATGCTTTTTTCAAAGAATTCCATGCTAAATCNAATGCTGCTGTCATCGTTGTCTTGCCACCCTTACTAATCCTGTTTGTCTCCTCATTTTTGGTCTAACTGCTCCTCTCGCCAAGTCCCGCTTGTACTTCGCTTTGGCTTTCTTGGTTTTAACCTTTCTCGCCATCCTTTGAACTTTGGCTCGTGCTACCTTTTTTGGTCGCTGAGAAACATAAGATTCTTTCTTGTATCCGAATTGACCTTTCAAAAGGTCATAACAAAGAGAGAACTCTTCTCCGCTCATACAGAACGAGCCGAAGGAAAAACGGTAAGTTCTTAGATTTCTCCCTTCTTCGACAGGTCATGAGCAAGGTGTTGGTGCTGAAAGCCGCCCCAGCACTAGCCCTTGCCGCCCCAGCAGCAACAGGTGGAGCGATGACTACTACTGGGGCAGCAACAGGCGCAGCGCGAATTGGTGTTGGAGCGGGTGCTGGTGCAACAGCAGGGTCGAAAGGCGCTGGCGGTTTAATTGGAATTTTGAATAAACCAAAAGAAGCGGCTTCATCTGCTCTTTCAAGGACAATGAAAGAAACTCCTTTTGGAAATGAGCAACAAATGGCTCAAAAAGAAGCAGAAAATAGGGCAGCGTACCAACGATTAGCCGGTGAATCCCGCCAATTAATGCGAGAAGGGGCTAATATTAACACCACGCAATTTTCGTGAGATGTATCTTCTTGCTCTTTCTGCAAGTGGAATTTTAATTACTGATTGCAAATAAACTTCAGCAGCCTCTAATTTTGCATTGTCTATCTTTTGCTCAAGTGGAATACCGTAGTCATTCGCCCAGTCTACTGCAAATTGAGTAGACAAGTTTCCAAAACTTCCCGGCACGAATGGGCANCCGCCCAGCCCGCCAACACTACAATCGAACTCTCTAACACCGGAAAGATAGGCGGCATTGAGTAAATCTTCAAATCCAACACGTTTTGCTGATGGTTTGTGAAAGTGAACAGCAACATTATCGAATACAGTTTTTGCTAACTTAATTTTTTCAACTGCAATTTTTGGAGTTGCGGAGCCATCGGTGTCTGCGAGCACGACTGTNCCTACTTTTCCACTGCACCAGTTTAAAATTTCAATAAATGAAGCATCATCATAGTCTTCAAACGGGCTAGAAAAGGCACAACTGATGTAAGCCCGAATGAAAGAAGGCGGCATTCCTAGAATTGTTTCTTCATATCTCTCAAAAATTCGGTCTAATGACGGTGTTCCTAGATTTCGGGCATTAAATTCACCGGAAGGAGAAAAATAGATGTTGTAATATTCTATTTCGGTTTCTAAACCACGCTCTAATCCTTCTCGATTGGGTACTAAAGCCGCAATTTCNGGNACAATATCGAGATTTTCAACAAGTTTAGTAAAAACCACNTCTGTATCTCTCATTTGTGGTACGAGGGCTGGGTGAACGAAACTACCAATCTCAATTTTATCTAACCCAGCCTTGATTAGCATCTCCGCTAAGGCTACTTTTTGGTCCGTAGTGACCTCTTTTTCGATTGTTTGAAGGCCATCCCTCATTCCTACTTCGTAAAGTCGGATTGAGTCAGCCATGTAACCCCGGAAGTTACCTTTGCAAATCAACATATCGGGCGAAAAGCATCTCTGCTTCCTCTTGTAGAGCAACGTCTCCGCTGTTCATCATTTTCACTAGGGTAGTGAAGATAGTATTCTTCTCTTCCAAAGAAAACGTTAGACCCGATGGCTGTGTTTTAAGCAAAAGCCATGCCTCATTAAAAGCGGTCATCAGTAAAAACCCCACACATGNTATATAAATAAACCCTTCTTNGCCNCGANATTATGATATCCGAGGCTTTCATGGGGTTAATTATGGGGTCAATCAAAAAACAACTGTGGGATTTATCACAGTGGATTTTAGTGATTGGAGTTTCGATTTCACTGTACTTTATCGAAGATTCTATCTTCGTATTTTTATCTTAGGTGGCTTGTACAAACCCCTTCTCCAGTTCGGGTCTTGTTTCCAGTCCGGTTTTTCTGCACCAGTCTTTTCTCTACGAGCATCCCAAAATTTTTCGGCGGCTTCAGATTGAGCGACCGCCTCATCTGCAACTGGTAAACCTGTGACTTTTTCGGCATGGTCGTACATATCGGTTGCAATACCTCCTCTCCTGAAAGCAGGTTTCACTTGGGCAGTACGTGGAACTAATTTATCTTCATGAACGTAAAAACTGGCAGTTCCATAGTTCATTGGTTTTTGGTCATAAGCCTCTAACCCTTGAGTTGCCGATATGTTTAACACAGCAGGACCATGCTCATTTCTTGGAATAATGGAATGCTGCATATAGAATTCTTCAGGGTCGCCATAGTATGGGAAATCAGGCTTTGGCGGCATCTTGAGCAAGGCCCACGCTTGGTTGAAGGGGGTCACGATTTTTCACCTCAATCGTAACGAATAAACCTCGGTCTTTGGGTCGCATTCTCTTGCATTGCTTGACGCTCTTGCATTGCTTGACGGGCTTGCCGGTTTCGTTCTTGGATTTGCATAATCTGTGCTTGTTCTTGAGTTACAAAATTTTGCGAGCCGGGGGGATATTCAACCATATCTATGATTTCTTCTTTGAGAAATTTCCAAGATTTTAAAAATTCAGGATTTAACGCCGGGTGATGATTCGGGTCTGATATTAGCGTTTTTGCATAGTCAGGGTTATCATTTTCTATAGCCCATAGATAATCTCTATTTCTGTAATGATAATCATATTTTGCGTCTTTGTAATCACTTTCGCTCATAGGCTGTCCGGCTAATTTGAAAGTTTCAAGAGATGGGAATGGTATAGTTCTTTGAAACAATGGGTCATACCCTGCACTTCTTTTATCATAGTGATTAAAAATATCAATTTCGTGTTTTGCACTTCTAACAGCATCATCGTAACCGGGTGGGTAATCTATGTTACGAAAAGAATTAATCTCATCTGAATGCGCTTCGGGTCTAGGCATTCTCTCAGTCATAACTCCAGCGTTGAAGGTTTTCGGTTCATTAAATCGTTTATCCTTCCAAGGAGGTAATGCGACTTCTTGTATAGTGTCTTGTGCCGATGGTGGTTTTTGGAATAAAGGGGGTGTGTAATCGTAATCCCCCTCTTCTCCTGTAGCACCTTCTAAAAGTGTAGCAGTTTCCGGTTCTTTTGTGGGTGCAGGATACATTCTATTTCCCGGTATTTTAGAGGCAGTTTCTCTAAAACCTTGTATCGAAGGATGGTAGTACTCGCCTTTTAGTAGACTATTCCAAGCGACATCGAAGGCTGTTGCATCGAAAGCCTCGGACATGGATAGTGCGAAGGGGGGTAGGGTTATGAAATTTTTTTCAATTTTTTTTTTGGAAAGGCCTTCCACCAAAATTTGTCACAGCGCTGTATGGGGTCAAAGAAGGCGCTAAAGTATGCGCTAAACTATGCCTCCGGCTAAGGGGGG